CACCTCAATCTGTCCAATGGCGAGCATTGTTTTGGTTAAGGCTTTTCTTTCAGCAGGTGTTGTTTCAACATGAAAGTTCTGTACATCTCCAGTAAAGTTAAACTCCGAATGAACCCAGTATGAGTGTCGCACAGCGTCGGTGTATTCGTATAGGGCTGGGTATTCGTAGGGCTTAAAATTTAGCCTCTTCTGAAAGATGTCTGACATAGCTATCCTTCACAAGCTGTGCAAGTACTTCCAATGACTGCTACCTGCGGCACTCCCGCTGGTTCATTATTATCAAATGGGTCGATAAAATCTTTTACTACTTCCTCGTTACTTTCGGTCATTTGATTTATTGATTAGTGATATAAAATAGTTTGTTCTTTGGTACGCTCCTTGTATTCTATCCCTGTCAGCGTCCGATGCTGCGTGAAAGTGTAGGTCCTTGTCTCTATCTAAAAGATTATGAAGCAGGTCCTTAAACACTTTCGTTTGTCCGTATGTGTTAAACATCTCTAGTATGTCCGCCTCACTTGCTTTTGAACCCTCAGGCATGTCAGACTTATAATAGCCCAGCTTGTTTAAAGCTTTTTCAATTATGTTTATCATATACATTTAGTATTTAGTTTTCTTTTGTAATTTCTTTTTCTTACCTTTCTTTTTTGTCTTCATAAAGAAATGTTATCTTGCTTGGGCGACGGCTCTGTTTGCAGCTCCCATTGCTTGAGGACCAACTCCTCCCCCCTGAGCTCCGCCTCCTGCCTGCTCTGGTTGAGGTTGCTGTTCGTTAATAATCTTTGATGGGTCTAATCCCATCGCAGCAGCAAGCTTAGTAAGGGGTTCATCTAAGTTTACTCTGTCTCCTCCAACGGCTGCAAAGGTTTGGATTTGCTGTAGTAGCATTCCTTGTTCTGCCATTGATGAGCGTTCCCTCTTAGGGTCAAGTCCTAGAATGATATCGTAGTCGACACCTTCTCTAATGTAGTCAATAGAAATGGCTGTGACCTCAACAGTCTCACCTCGTTCAGTTGAGGATACCATTGACCTAGCTTCTGTCTCCTCTCTTTCAGGGAGGTCATCAGTGTTCTTGTACAACTCCAGAACACTTGTTCCTCTCTTGCCGTCTGTTAGTTTAGCTCCTGCGAATGAGAACGTAGCAAATGGTTTTGTTGTATCTGTGTCTGCCATTACTCCTGGTACCATTGTAGCGTTAGGCTGGAAGCCAAACTGTAGAATGTTTTTAATACGTAGGTTAGCCTTTCTCTTGATAGCACTGTTCACGTAACGTGCTACGGTAGTAAGGATTGCTGCGACACCTGATGCTGCCTGTTGAATTTCAAAGGCAGTTGTTCGGTCTGCACCGCCACCTGCTGTACCACTCTGCACTCCATCCATTGATGCCTCTTCCATGATACGTCTTGTGTATTCAAGAATGTACTGGTGGAAACCTGTAGGTGTTGGAAACTGCAATGGCATGATAGCATTGTTAAGTGCTAGTCCGCCTGTATCAATTGATGTTCTACGTCCTGGTCGGAGGTAGTCATCCTCAAACCCATCGAACCCTGCGGTAAGAATAGGTGTAAAGATTGATAAGAAAGACTGGTCCATCATCATGTTCTGTAGTACGTTAAGTACATCAGACATTGAACTTAACCTGTTAGGTGTAGATTTTCCGTAAAAGAATACTCCGTATGGTTCGTTGATAGCAGAAAAGAATGGAGACTCTTTGTGGTTCCACGGTAGGGGAGAAACCTCTTCGGTTGTTCCTAGTGGGTTAATCCAAATACCATTGGCCGTCAAAATAAACTCATCGTTCATGTGGTCATAGAACCAGAGAACTTCTACGCTTCCTTGTCCAACGTCTGAAGAAATAAAGTCTAGGTAGTAAGGAACAGTTCCTCCTGCTGAGATAGAAGAGGATAGTCCAGTCACTAGTTCTGATTTCTTGTAGTGTCCATACTTCTGTTGGTACTCAACAGCGGTCATAATCTTTCTTCTGAAACAGAATGGTTGCTTGTCAGTTCCCATAATACCAACACTAGCTGGGTAGTATTCTTCAAGAGGCACAAGCTCTGAGTAGAACCTTGTAGTCTTGATTGTCTTTTCTGACACAGTCATGTTGTCACCGTGACCTTTTACTTCTCTAATCTTTTTCTTAGTGTACTCAATGTCCTCCGCACCAATGGCAGTTCCTTTAACAATGAGTTCCAGAATAAACATAGACATAAAGTTTTCATAGTCATCTAGTTCTTCTGTGTACTGATACAGGTTAGTGATAATCTTTGCCCGCATTGTATCCTCCTCCCCCCTAGGGATTCCTGATGCAATAGGTAGCTGCTCTACTAGCTTACCGACAATTGTCAACACCTTGCTTCTAATGAATCCATCATTAAAGCCTGACTGCCAGTCTTCCATACCATCTCTCAGATATAGATTAGAGTTAAACCTCTGGACTGAATCTTCAATCATTTCAGTTACGTTCATTCCATCAAAGTAAACAAAGCTTCTGTCTCTGTCTTGCTGTGTACGTCTGAACACTTCCATGTTCTTTGATACTACTTCCATCTCTCTGTCAGAGGGTGTAAATACTTCTCCGTCAGGAAAGAGTATATCGTAGATTTTAATTGGGGCTTTCTTTGGCTGCATAACTACTTGTTATTATTTAATGACTACTTGCTTATACATATCCTTAGCCAGCCTGTAGTGTTCGTCGTTGTTTTTAAATTGATATATGCGAAGCATGATTGCTTTAGACGCTTCGGCATATCCCTCAACGAAGTTCTTTACCTTCCTCTGTATCTCTCCGTCTTGTTCGTACTCTTGCATAAGCTTGAAAGACTCCTTGTAAGGTGAGTCAGTATACCAAACGTATCCTCGGTACGGCATCTCTTTGTACATCTCGTGCACGTACGCATCCTTCCAGAAGATTCTAAAGAACCCTTCTCTGATTCTAACTACCCGAAAGTATTTAGACTGAGTGTATAATTCTTTTACAAGTCTTCTGAAATAATAGCTTCCCTCTTTCTGGTAGGGAATTCTACTTGCGTCTACGGATGTAAGGGTTGAATGTTTTTCCATTGGTTCCAAATTTATCCACGACCACAGCTCGTGGTCCTTTAATATTCTCTATACCTAAGCATAGATACTCAAGTGCTGAGCGATGGTGGGATGTCCAGTCGTGCTTTGGTTTAGCACTACGGACTTCCTCTTCACCGTTGTTTCGCACCTTAGCGTATCCTGCTTGGTCAATACACATGCTTAGGTACTCTGTGTCTTTGTTCTTGTTAACCTCTACTCCTTTGCGTACTCGCATCTTAACAGCGGTACGTCTTGTCTGGAACTCCTTCCACTTGTCATCCCAGTTAACGTAGATACCATTCTCTTGTAGGATAGAGAAGATAGACTTGTTAGTTACTGCTGATGTGTACCTCCCTGCTGGGTCACCAAACACAGTACCTCGCTTCCACTTCCTGTGGGCCTCTATCTTTTCTATTTCATTCTTGTTGTATCTAAATTCGTCTGATGGAATAACTCCAGTGAGGAACGGAACAAAGAAGTCAATGGTCTCCCCAGTCTTATAGAACGCATCTACCACCCGTAGCTTGTTGTCTATCAACTGAGTCCATATCAATGATGTACCATCCTCCTTACCCCAGTCTGCCCCTACGTACATTGGGTATGCTTCGTTGTATTCAAAGATTCCCATTTCAGGTTCCCACTCAGGATACACTTTGCCCGATAGAGACTTCTCATAGTTGAGGTCAATCTCCTGGGCCATGTTCTCTGCGGTGTTGCGGGTCTTTTCAAAGTCATACCACTTCTGGTCTTTGAGTGGATGTAGTTTCCAAATTAGAGACAGTACATCCATACCAGACACTCTGAGTTTCCAGAACCAGTCTCTACCGTTAGGTGTGCTGTTGGCTATCTGGCATGAGGTTGTCTGTGTACCAGACTCCCATGACTCTCTGGCTGTATCCCAGAAACCTAACTCATCGTAGAAGATAGCAGTCTTACGCGCACCTCGTCCGAAGTTAGGGTTCATCGTATCTCCTGATATGATGTTGTTGTTCTCTGGGTTGATTACCTTAAGCTTTAGTCTATGCTTACGATAGGTAAACCCTCTAGGCATAAGCCACTTAGGAATGTTCTTAAGGGTGAACTCTATCTTTCCGAACAACGCATCTTGGTTGACTCCGTCATCTACCAGCTTCTCTTTGTACGAACCTATCAGTAGGTTGATTCCTTCATGGAACAACCAGTACCATACAAACACATACACGATAAGCCACGAGACTCCCATGTCTCTACTCTTTTCTATAAGGAAGTTAATTCCTCTGTCGATGTGGTCTACGATGTATCTGATTGCATCCTTCTGATAATCGAACAACACAATAGGAAGAAACTTGTTCTTGCTACGTGGGTCAAAAGTCCAGCAGAAGTTCTCGATAAAGAAGATACAACCTTCAGCAGGAGACTCTGGGTTCTTGCAAGACCTGTGTATTAACCCTTGTGCTATAGGATTCTCTAGTGCAGTCTTGTTTATTGTTGCTCTGGTTAGCAACCGTTCCTTCTGTTCTGGTTCTTCTAGCCAGTCTAGGTATAGTTGCTTCCGTCTCTCAAACTCAGGGAAAGCATCTACATCCAAATCTATTTTATCTTCCTCTTCCATATGATTTGATTATTTGTTCTGTAGCTAGGGCTACTTGTTCTCTTCCGTGTAAGTTTGTCTCATGATGTCCAACTCTGCTAGTGCATCCTTGGCGGTCATGTTAACATCTATCTGTTTATGGATAGCAATGTTCTGTGTAGCCATTCCATCCATCAACTGTCCCTTGTCAAACATAATACCAAAGGCTGTAGCAAGCGTTGCTATGTTTACCTTGGCTAGTTCCTCTGGGTTGTCAATTAAAGACTGCATCTTCATCTGTAGGGCTTGAAGAGTGATGTTACGTGTGTCCTTAGCCATAGCTACCATCTCATTGGTACTCATGGTCATTAACTCCTGCTTACCCTTCTTGAAAGCACCTGGGTTCTCGTTCCCCCTGATTCTCGCCATCTTTCTTCTTTGCTTCTCGTTCTCCTTAGCTGTTGCTAGCTCATCAGGAGACAATGCGTCAGCATTCGGTATAACTATAGGGACCTGTGGTCTTCTTACCTTAGGTACTTGTTTTGTAGTACTCATTCATTCTTGCTTAGAACTTATTGGATAATGTTTGACATTATATCATACTTGCCCACATTTGTCAAGGGGTTACTAATTGCACAGGCGGATTGCAGCTTTGAGCTCTCTATTTCACAGGGTTGGTACCACAGGTCCAGATGTTTGCTTACTACGCTTAGGATTGAACACAGAGCCTCTCAGGGGTATGTGTATGCCCACACCTCAATCTCCTTTTTATGTATCTGCCCTGTTACACTAAAATCCTGAATTTATCATAAAATATTTGAGGGGTGTATATATATAATACGCACACGCACACCCCCATACCCCCCTGACCTAACAAACCGATTTGACATCTGCAAAAACTGTGGCTCTGCAATGAAAATCTGGCTTGTCAAGTTGCAGTCTGATTGTGTATCTGATACAATAGTAGGTTTGTCCCGTTGTATGTTTTCTTTTATGTAGTGCGGGGAGGTTGTGGTGT